GATGGTAGATTAAATGCATTTGCTAGATTTGTCGGAGGATCATGCGGACTATTAGATCTTAGTTATATTAGTGATGATGAAGCAATAGCTTTGGATGAACAAGTTTGGGTAAAAGCAGATATTGATCCTAAAATGGTAATGCTACCTCAAGATATTAATCCATACTTAAATCGACTTATACAATCTTACAATTTGCCTGGTGTGAGAGGTACTTATGTTTTGCCATGCGTTATATTTAAGTTTAATTCGCCGTGTCTAACAGCTTGTGATGGAGTCTGGAATCCTGGTCAATGGGCATTTACAGTCGCAACTAATCTGATTCCTATAGAGCAAGCAGCGGCTAATAATGCGGGTGATGGCGCTAATAAAGATAAAGATGCAAAGAAAGCTGGTACAGCAGATGTGGTTGATCATACTAGTTTAAATAATCGAGGTTGGCAACCATCAGCTATGAGACCAAAAGGCGTAGCAATACCTATGAGATATAATAATCAATTGTATGGTCCTTGGGGTTCCTCTGGTTGTTTTTTGGATGGTGGAGGTGTTGAGTTTATAAGCCAACCGGGTTTGAATCCTTGGACTTATGGTAGCACAAACATAATGACTATCGTTGGTTCTGGTCTTGTTGCTACTATGAATAAAGGTTTATTAAGAAGTGAAACTGGTTCGGTAACTTTACTTGGTTTGCCTAGTGTTGGTAATTTAGGAGCAGCTCTTAATAGTGTTGGACCAATTCTTAGTACTATTAATTTTAATTATGGTAGTAATGGTGTGACCAGCACTTCTGAATATAGAACATATTCCCCTAAATTTGGAACACTAAGTAAAGTTTATTTAGATAGATTTAAAGAATATGCTACACAAAGAAAAGAATTTATAAGAAAAATCAAAAATGCAATGATTTCCCTACATAAAACAAGTAGACATATTCAACTTGCTAAAATGGGAGTTAATAGAAATTCTATAGCAAGATTCCAGGCTAGAGAGAGTTCATTACAACGTGTTTTAATTTCACAACTAAATCGAACCTATGACGGTGGCGAGTATTATCAAACAAGAACCGGAGCAGAGACTCTCTATAAGACTAATGCTGAGATGTTATTTGATTATAATAAAAAATCTTATATGAGTTTTGATGCATTTTTTGGTCCAACAGATACCATACCAGAGATTTTAACAAGAGATCAATTAGCACCCTCATTCCCTGCTTCATATAGCAAAGCACCACAACCTCCATCATGGAAAGGATCTGTTAGCCCATTAGGGCCTAGCGGAGTAACTGGACCACCAGATAATCATGGTCTACCAATTATGGCAGGAAATCTTTTCCCACTAACTGGCCCAAATCAACTAACAGAAAGAACTGATAATGCAGCGCATAAGGGACATGCTATTGATTTGGTTGGTAGAGACGATACTGTTCCGCAGGATGGTTTATTAAATAATATTCTTGAGCAGGATGATCCTAGAAAATATACTAATGATTATCGATATATAAGCATGAGGGGTCCAATAATGTTAACAAGTTGGGGCTATGATACTCATGGTGTGCCAATACCCAATATTCAAGATGATGGTACCTTATCAGATACATCTTTTTCGCCCAATTGGTTACAGAAACCACAACTATGGCCCACAGCACCCATAGACCTGAGATACGACAGAGATAGAAAGGTTTGGGTCAGCCCACCAGCACACAGAATAATCTCTGCTCAACTAATAGAAACACTCGAACCAACAAGCACAGCTTATGCTGTTGGTAAGATTATAGATAATGGTGATGATCCAGACGGTCCCGACTATACTATAGTTTTTAAGAATCCTGTAGAATGTAGGATACCATCAGGAACAAAAGTTTATGCTTATTATGATACTTATGACGGTTATTATATTGCTTTAACAAAATGCAGCGGCTAATATTTTATTTTTCCTTAGTCCACTTGTGCCAACCCTTATTTGGCAAATAATTTCCATCATCGTCTTTGCGTTTGGGAAAGAGGGTGCCGCCCTTTTTATGTTGACCAAATGCTAAAATAGCACCACAATCTGCACAACGCAGTTCGTAATAATCATTACCCTCAACATTTCTGACTACAAATCTCAAGTTAGTGCTATCACATAAGCCACACTTATCTTCGCCAAAAATTTCTTGTATAATGGCTAATTCTTTAAATACTTCTTTTTGTCCAGTTCCTTCTAATTCAAATTCTAATCTATCGCTTACTTTATATTTTAATTTCATAAATTACTCCTATTTCCAGTTAGGATCATACTCAATCATATCTTGAGGTACATCGTTATTTTGTTGATAGCTAGATAATGTTGTGACTACTTTTGCAGCATTATCATACGATATATTATAGATATTTTTATCATTGATAGCAAGATTCTCTAGTAGTTTAACCACATTTATATTTAATCTTTTTGCTAATACATCTATAAAATTAATTTGATTATTTGTAATCCTATTTATAGTATCATGATCAGGATGATCCTCAATCTCCTTGGCCAACTCCTCGGCTGCTACAACCTTACGTAGTTTTAACCCTCTTCTTAATGCTCTTCCTTCTGCGCGAGTTTCTGCTACAGCAACAGGATGATTGCGATAAACCTTGTCACAATTACCCCAATAAACATCCGCAGCGCCACTCACAGACCTGTAATTTAAAATACTCGCCTCGTCGGTGTGGTTATTTAAAACATAGGTCAAAGTATGAACCACGGTGGCTCTATGCTCGTTGTCTCTGGTTGGAGACTGAGCCACATCCGAGGATGATTCTGTAATAACACAATCTAGTACAGTTTCAAAAATTCTCCTTAAACCATCTGTTGTAGGATTACCAGCTATTTTTTCATCATCAGACAACAAACTAAGCACATAGTCTGTCCATTCCAGATCATTTGGTGTTGGTTTTTTGTTTTCAGCAACCGGGCTCAATGTTGTATCATTCACGATAGTTGTTTCCTTTTTTGGGCGACCCATAAATTATTCTCCTATAATTATAACTTTTGTATTAGACAATTGTTTATTTTCGATCAGATCCAGAGTTTTTATTAATTCATCAAAAATTAGCACAGCCCTAGATTGTGAGAAATCCTTAGTCTGTTTGATCCTAATCAAATATAATCCTTTACCAATAATTAATCCTGTTTTTTTATCATCATATTTTTTATTTCTCTTTAAAGCATCATCTCCCCAAACTGGCTCAAAATGAGAAGGTCCGTCAATTTCTATTGCCACACTTATTTTAGGTAAAAACAGGTCAATTTGCAACTTGGTGTTTAATAATGTCTGCTCCTTGTGAAACTCTACAGCATATCCATCATTCAATAGTTTATTTAATAAAAACAGCTCAAGCTTGGTTCCAGTTTTACTAGCCTGTCTCACAGCATTGTTTGCTTCGTGTAAAATATTCTCTTTTATATGATCAGGTAAGTTTTCCCAATTTTTGCGAGCTTTCTCCTTACGCTGTTTAAGAATTTTTGGATCTAGGTTTTCCCAGGACTCCATCACTCCTGTGCCTATCTTCTGTTTAGTTTCTTCTGATCTCTCCTTACCCATTGTTGGATGCTGAGATCTACCAGTTTTTAATGCATTTTTTTGTGCCAAGCTTTTACTTCTGATATTAATTTTAAATTTTATAGCATCCCTTCTCAATTTATTCGAATAAGTACCATATAAATCTGCTATATCAGCAAAACTTTTTTTACCAACCTCATATTCTTTATGCAGTAATGTTTGTTTTTGTTTATCAGATAGTGAGTCGTATTTCATATTTCTATTACCTTGTTATCAATAAGTTTAATTAATTTAACTCTGTTTGGGTCGGTCACTGTAATATCCTTATCAGCTATAACATATACTACAATATCATTACTAATAGAATGCATTATATTAATAAAATCATCAACATTAGTGAAGACTAAAATACCATTATGAAACGGCAAATAAAATGAAGATAACACAGCATAAGATGGTTCAGAATTTATGGGTAATACGTCAGAGAATATATTGAAATCATTCCTAGTACCATATTTATCTGTGATAAAAGTTTTAATTGGTTCTATAATTGTTTTGTCTATTTGATTGGTATATATAGCAAATTTATTATTTATTTGTGTCATAATTTACTTTCTGAAAATTTGATTTTTTATTCATAAAATAAGGTTTAAATATTGTGCCAGTATCTATAATCTTATTTATAATCTCAAAAATAAAACTATTATGATATTTTTGATCACTTATTAGATCAGAAATTCTTGATGCTGTTACTTGATTTACATAATAGATATTAGTAAGTTTATTGTCTAGATCAAACGATATATTTTCTATCGCATTGTTATGAATAATACATCCTATATTAGAATCTAAACCCGAGGAAATAAATATTTGCGATCCTAGCTTCGTATTGAATTTATTAAACATTGTTTTTTTCAAAATATTATCTCCAAATATAATAAAACAATCATTATTTAAAAAATTTTTAGCTAAACTGAGACTAAATGTTTGATTATTTGTTTCATATTTATCATTATATAATAATTCTAAAGCATATGAATGTTTATTAATGAAATTAATAAATTTTTTAGACTCAAAACCATAAACATAAATAATATTCGCCGATGGATCAAACTCTTTTATAGTTCTGTATTGATTTTCAAATAGGTTATCATTCTTATTAATTTTAATCAAACCAACACAGCCTTTTGATTTCATTCCTTTTTGATATTTATCGCCCAGTATTATAAAGTTCATATAATTGTATGATTAGATAAATCTTTTAAAATGTCTTTATGTTCATTTAGCATCGAATATCGATAGATACCACCACTAAAAACAAAGCAACATTTATCTTTGTCTGTTATTACATTGAATTGATCTAATTCTTCAAAAACTATTTTTTGTACTTTATCGATAAAACTATTTAAATTATCATATGGCTTATATAATGAAACAATAAATCTAAACTTATTTTCAATACATATGGAAGTATGTAAGATATTATCGTATGACAAAGATTCGTCCAGCATACTTTGGATACGCCACTGTGAACGAAGATCAGAATTTTTTAATAAACTATCAAGTCTCTCATATGTGTGAGTATCATCATTATCATATCTGATGAATATGACCTTGCTTGGTTTAATAGTTATGCTTTTTAATTGATCCTCTAAGCGATCCACATCATCAACAGTAAATGTCTTTAAATCTATTATTAGTAGATATTGTAATAAATTCTCTTTATTTAATTGATCAAGTTTCTCCTGCACAGTAGCATCTGCCATATTGAGTTTTTCAAACCATGAATTTTGTCTAAACCCCAAGCACTTTTTATTATTAATGATATAGAATTCTTTATCGTCATCAAAAGCTTCTAGTATTTGTTCATTTTTATTTCTATATCTATCTAGATAGTTGGCAGCGCATCCAATTTGACTATTTTTATCAAACAATGCAAATACACAACTCTTACAAGTAGTATGAACTAAACTAATCTCGCTCATCCCAGATAATCCTCTTTATTGAGTAGTTTTTCATTGAGTCTCATATTTTCATATGCTAATTTATCATTCAATACCTGATTTAAGGCTTGTAGAGCATGATTGAAATCGATACTTTGAATCATATTATTCCTAGCAACCAACATCCCTGTTAAATCCTTAATCAGATTCTGAGCCATAGCCGTTTTAAACATCTGTGGCTCATTAATAACATTAGTCATAATAAACTGAACAAATTGTGCAGGATTGAGGTTTTCTGGCACATTCACAGATGTATGATACGTTGGATGAATTTCTTTTGTATCCCAAGATAGTTTACTATTAATGTCTATTGAGTCAAAACACTCATCCCAAACCTTAAAACAATTATCACAAGAGTAAATATCACTACATTTATGTCTGATATTGGTGCTCTGTTTAGCTTTATCATCATTACTAGTATTTACTATATAATCATATATGATACGTGCTGTAGCGTCTATATCAGGATAAACTCTATTAGCATTGGTCTCCATTTCTCTGAAAACTCTGGCTAATGGTATTTTTATCCCATTTAATTTTTCTACAATTTCAGTCATAGCACTATAATCCACAGCAGCAATTTGCACCCCACACGATGCTGCTTCAATTTGCGGCATACCAAAACCTTCACAAATAGCATATTGAATAAACAGATCAAAGAGGTTATAAACTTCATTTAGTCCAGATGTGTCTAAGTTATGAGCCACATTGGAGAACGACGCATATGGGGCGCCACAGTGTTTACATTTTGTGATAGCATTTTGAAATTTAGAAGGAAACCAATTCCTACAACCTCTGCAAATATAAGTGAAATATACTCTATCAAGCATCTCATATTCTGCTAGCAACGCTGGAAAATCCCAACCCTGTTCTTCTGGATATGAGGTATGCAAATATAGGTATGATTTTTCATATAATTCAGTTTGACCACTCTCTTTTAATCTATTAAGATATTTCTTATATGCCAACATAATATCAGCAAATAGTTTTCTCTTCTGATTTCGCATTACTGCACCAACAATTGAAACATCCTTTCCAAAATATTTTATTTTATGCTGTGTTTTATTTTGTAATGGATAAAATTCATTTGGATTAATACCAGCATTAGCAATTTTGGGAAAAAGATTAATTTTTGATCCACATTCATTAATCAATACTTTCTTAGACCAATCTGTATATGGAACTATAAGATCAGCATTAGCAAAAGTATAAATCCACTCATATTTTTGTGGAGCAGAGTCAACTGTGGGCATAATTACCCAATTAAAATATTTTCTATATGGACTAGTTTCCTGATAAGCATACATCCAATAATCACGCACATCAAATACTATATGGGGCTTAAAATCTAAAACCGCCCTGTTAAATCTCCATAGTCCAAACTGATTAAAAGCATTATTTCTATAATCATTATATCTAGGATCTGACCCAGCAACAGCGTTTGGATAAAATTTCCATGGAATATTCTTTGTCCTAGGATCAGTTATTTCTGCATAACATCCTAATTCTGCCACTTCATATTTTCCACAATTATGAAGTCTGGTTAATAGTTCTTTACCATAAACACCATAACCACTAGCTAAAAAACTAGAATCATTAGCAATAAATAATCTTTTTTTTGTCATATAGTATTATCCTAATAAAATATCCCTAGTAGTGAGTTGCTACTAAGGATATCTTATCAGGTTCTTTCCTTTTTAAATTAGAATGCTACGGTTTCAGTGTCTTTGGTATTGTTTTCTGATCTCTTGGTCTTAAGAATCTTACCAAAATTATTCACACGAACCTTCAGTGTGCTATGCTTAACGCCATCCTTTTCCCAACTATCATTCCTTAGTGAACCTTCCACCATCACTAGATCACCCTTCTTAAAAGATGAAGCAATAGCCTCGGCACCACTATCCCAAGCCTCACATTGAATAAAAGAGGTAACCTTATCTTGAGTTCCGTTAGCCTTAGTAAACTCACGAGATGTTGCAACGGTGAAGTTGACAACTGATGTCTGCTTATCACCGATTGTTAGCACTCGAAGTTCAGGATCACGAGCTAGATTACCACGCAACATAACAATATTCATAATCATCTCCTTAAAAGTTAAAATAACCAAAACCAAGTTAATTTATTATAAACGATGGTGGGCTGGTGTCAAGATTTGGCAACATAAGCATTTTCTACAACAAGACTGTCTCCATTTTTTGACCTATTACCCTTTACTATAATAACATTTCCTGGGAATAAAATATTTTTATATTGCTTATATTTTTCAGGAAAGAAGATCACAGAATCAATTGATCCTGTAGTGTCACATAATGTGACAAATGCCATTTCTGAACCAACAGTTTTTCCACTTTTTGTTTTTGTAATATTGATAAAATCTATTTCGCCACCAAGTATAATATTATCTTTATTAATTCCATTCTTAAAATCTCTACATGTTGTATTAGTCATACTAATATCATACATATCAACTTTAGCACAAGTAATAGAACACCCTAAAGCCGCATCCTCCACATCAGAAATCCATTCTGCTGTATCTTCCAAAGAAAATGGTGGAGAAAATATACTATGAACCATATCTTCAATAATTTTTCTTCTATTTTTATTTATCTTACCATTGTCTAAAAGGTATTTTAAAGCATTTGATAGAGTATCATAATTAGCGATATTTTCAATCAAAAATGCTGTTTCTTTTTTAGTAAGATTAGAAGCAGTATTATATTCAAAAACCATACTATTTCTAGTTTGTTTAATAAAACTAGTAGCCCCACTCTCAATCAGAGCCTTTGCAGCAATTGAGTTTATATTTAATAAAATTTTGAATAAAAGATTCAACCAATTTATATTGTTTAAATCAATACTATTGTCTTGTATCATATTCTTAAGTTTTTCAAATACTGATGCTCCAACCCCCTTAATATCTGTTAATCCAAAATAAATCTTATTATTCTTTAAAATGAAGAACTGATTCATATTTCTAATATCTGGAGTATGAACAACAATATCCATCTCAGTCGCATTTTGCACCAATTCTTTAATTTCTGCTTGAGGATCTATTTTATCTTTAGCAAATCTTAAATATGACGCAAAGAAAATCTTTGGGAAATGTGCTTTAGTATAGGCTGATAAATATCCATTAATAGCATAACTCACAGCATGACTTTTATTAAATGAATATCTTTGACTCTTTTCAATCCAGCCGAAAATTTGTTCTGCTTGTTCCAAAGAAACGATATTAGTTTTTTGAGTACCAGCAATAAACTTTTGTTTAACCTTGGCCATTTCTTCTGGTTTCTTTTTACCAATTGCTTTTCTTAACATATCCGCTTCTTGCAGATTAAAACCAGCAATTACTTTAGCAATTTCCATAGCCTGTTCTTGATAAACCATTTCTCCATAAGTATTACGCAGAATGGTCTCTAGTGATGGGTGGAAGTAATCAATACTTTCTTGACCATTTTTTTTATCAATAAAATGATTACTTACAGTCTTACCATCTCTAACGGCTTCTAAACACCCCGGCCTCATAATACTAATTAATGCTGATAATTCTTCAATATTCGATGGCTTCAATTTTTTAGCCATAGAACGTCCTAGCCTACTCTCTAATTGAAAACATCCTTTGGTATTACCATCAGATATTAAATCCCAAGTTCTTGCACAATCAAGACTAATATGGTCTATATTGGGTTCAAAGAGTATCTTTTTAGTTTCACCATTATCTACAATATCAAAACTACAACCACAACTATACTGAAACTTTTTAGTCATTTTTAAATGAATTCTTAAATTGAATCTTATGGGATAAACTACGATGTAACTTCATGAATCTAATCAAAATATTGGCTGTGTCCATAACGTCCTTTAAAGCATCATGACCACCCTCTTTAGAAATGCCGACATAATCTCTTAGAGTATCTAATGCATAACTTTTTAGATCATTATTATTCTCAAACCAATAAAAAACTAAATTCATAACATCAATAACATCACGAGGAAAGAAAATATCAGTCTTACCCTCTTTATTGACATTACCAAATTTATTACTAAGTCTATCAACTATTGGTAGATCAAACCTATTAATATTATATCCAGCAGCGATTGGAGCACTAAACTGACTTTTTTTAGATGTTCTAGTATGATACTTATCTAAGTAATTAACAAACAACTCCCAAGAGTGCTGCTGCTTAGGATACTTCCTCCATGCTTGCATTACTTCTTCTTTAGAACATCCCTTAACCTTAGAATGAAAATCTAAGATATCAGTTTGATAAACATAGTTATCATTATTCTCTAATACTTCTGGTTTAAAATTAATATTAAATGTAGAATTAGGAATAATCTCTAATTGAATAGGGTCAACAATTACCGCTGCAATCTGAACAGGACTACATGCTTTGGGATCAGAACCATCAGTTTCGAAATCAAAAACACAAATTTTATTATAGTTGATCATTAACTTCAACTTCTGTTAAGGGCTGTACTTGAATTTTATTATTAGGATTATCAACAGCGGTTGCATTAATAGACCGACAACAACTGATTTTGATATCTGGTATTTTCTTATATTGAATACCATTCATGGTAAACACACCATCTACAGCCAAATCTTTAAATTGTACCATACTCATATATAAACTCCTTCTTTAAGAAGATCTTCAATAGTCATAATTTTATCTAACATAGCAATACCTAGAATATCAAATTTAATAATGCCGATAGATTCTAAGTCTTGCATTTCCATACCAGCAATTGGTTGGCCATTTTTAGAATCATATATCATTGGACATATCTGATTTAATGAATAAGCACTAATAGCGATTCCAGCAGCATGCTTAGATTGATTAGACTTTGTGCCTTCTAAACGAATAGCCTGCTCAAATCTTTTTGCTAATGGACCCTGTAACTCTCCATTATCATCAATATAACACCACTCTTTGAGTTTGTCAACATTGTTTTCTAATGCCCATCTGATAATAGAAGATTCACCAGTTTCTTCTTTCATTTCTTGAAGTTCATCAGCAATTTTAGCTTCATCAGGAATATTTTTTGTTATTCTGTTCATCTCTTCAAATGATATATTCCCATAAACTCTTAATACATCTTTTAATGCGCCTCGTCCTTTGATGGTATTAAAAGTCACCATTTGAGATACTTTATCATGACCATATTTATTTTTAATATAATCTATAATAATTTCTCTTTTATTAATTGGAACGTCAACATCAATATCTGGCATGGAAATTCTATCTGCTGTATTTCGACCAGAATTATAAAATCTATCAAATAATAAATTATATTTAATAGGATCAATACTTGTAATTCCAATCAAATATGAAACCAGACAACCAGCAGCACTACCACGCCCCGGTCCTGGCAACCACCCATTTTTTCTCACATAATTAACAATATCTTGTACAATAAGGAAGTAACTACTTAATCCAGCGCCTTGTAAGACCTCTAACTCATATTTAATACGATCCACATAAATCTGCTGATCTTCTTTAGGAATATTATCAGCGATTTTATCTCTCCATCCATCTCTGCATAGTTGTCTTAAATATTCGTCTGGATTATATCCTTTTGGACATTCAAATGGAGGCAGATTGGGTTTACTAAGAATATCGTAATCTTCAACCAAATTGGCCACATAATTGGTATTCTTAATTTCTGTTTCCGTATGTAATCCTTTCATCTCCTCTTGAGATGGAATATGATAATTATCTGATGTAAAAAAACACCCCATAGGCACTTCTTCATCATTACTAATTTTACGACTAATCTCTGGAAATGTTGTTTTAAGATTATTACATAATAATATTCTTTGATCTATAGCATCTTCTCTATTGCAGTAATGAGCATCGGGAGTGCATATTACATATGTATTAGTTTCTTTTCCAAGAATCCTAATAGCATCTGTGAGAATTTTTTGTACAGGAAGATTTTCAACATCCATTAATTGAGCTTCAAGAAATACTTTATTATTAAATAATGTCTTGATCTTGTTGATATGATGAATACCAACTTCTTTCCAATTGCTCTTTAATTGATAATTATCCAGAATAGCATCTGCTAATGTGGATCCTAAATGACCAGTTATAGCAATAAGATTACCACTATTTAATTCTGATAATTTTTCTAAATTGAGTCTTGGTTTATGATAATAATATTCTGGTTTATTAGATTCTGATACGATCTTAATAAGGTCTTGCCATCCATTATAGTTTTGTGCAAGAACAAGGAAGTGACTAAGATTTCTATTTTCTTTTTCTTGTACTGATGGATCTTGTTCACAAATATATAATTCACATCCAAGAATGGGTTTTATTCCAGCCCGTTTCATTGCAGCATAAAATTTAACAGCACCGGCGATATTGCCATGATCCGTTAGAGCACACGCTGTAGCATTAATAGACTTACAGCGTTCTGCCATTTGTTCAGGTTTGGATAATCCATCCAATAAACTGAACATACTATGACAGTGCAGAGGTATGTAATTCATTCGGCGCTTCCCGGAGGTTTGTACATACCTACAGTATAGCCCGGAACAGTATACTCGTCAACAACATTGTCAACGCCTTTTATACCGATATCGTGTTTAATTTGTTCACATTTTGTCATATTTTGTCCAAGATTACATAATTGCCCATCTCTATATTCAACAATTGGTAGAATATTAGTTCCTTCAAATGTTGTTTTACCATAATGACATAATTTACTACATTTCCAAGATTTATTTAATTGTGGTATTTTTGTATTCTTGATTGTCTCAAATTTTTGTCTGATCATATTTTCTGTTTTTGGCAGATCACTCTTATCGTAACAAATCGTAAAAGCGCCACCATCATTAATAAAATTAATGCTCACCATAATATGGTTTATGTCTGGATATAATTGACTCACAGCATAATGGTAAATTCTTAATTGAGGATCGTCTTGTAATTTAGCAAGTGTCTTTTCCTGACCAGTTGCCCAGTCTAATCTTTTACCGGTTTTCCAGTCTATAATCTCTATAGTATTATCATTTACTTTAGTAATTAGGTCAATTGTACCCTTAATGGCCAAATACCCATCTAAATTTTCTGTACTAGTTTTATATTTATATTTTGCCCAAGGTTTTTTAATAACAATATCAAACCTTTGTTCTGGTTGAAGAATGTCTCGTGAGCGTGGATCAAACGCTCCATTATGGTCTATTAGCGCTTTATGAACCCATTTGTGGCAGTCTTTATAATCTTTTACATCCCATTCATGATGTTTAAACTGGGCTGTATAGTATTTATAGACTTTTTCTGTGATACTATCAATATTATAATCATTAATATTAATATCACCCAGAATATCATCAGTATAAATTGGTTTATTATTCTGAGAATATAATTTAATATAGGCCAATATTTCTAATACTTTATGACAGATAGTCCCTTTATCTGCTTTTTTATTAGATGGACTTTTCCATCCTAATACATAATCAAAAAAATATTGTTGAGGACACATGCTGTGTGTGCCATAAGAACTGCTGCGTAAATAAGTTATTATCATCTACAATTCTCTATGTTGTTTTTGTACCACTCTACGGTCTGTCGTAAACCATCATCAAAATTTTGTTTTGGTTCCCAACCCAATAACTCTTTTGCTTTTGAAATATCTAATAATCTTCTGGGCTGACCATCTGGCTTAGATGAATTCCATCTAACCTCACCATCATATTCACAATACTTTACAATCTTATCAATTAGATCCTTAATACGAATTTCTGAACCACTGCCTAAGTTAATTGGTATTGGAGAATCTATTTTAAGAACAGCCTCAATAATACCATTTGCAGCATCATCGACATATAAGAAGTCTCTTGTGGCAGAACCTGTTCCCCAGCACTCGATAAATGGTTCTTTATTATTCTTAGCAGAAACGCACTTTCTGATTAATGCTGGCACAACGTGAGATGATGCGGGATTAAAGTTATCATTCGGACCATAAAGATTAACAGGGATTAATACCGCACTCTTTAATCCATACTGTTGTTGATAAGCCTCTAGCATCAAATAAATAGCCTTTTTTGCAACTCCGTATGGAGCATTGGTTTCTTCTGGATATCCATTCCATAAGTCTTCTTCTTTAAATGGGGATGGACAAAATTTAGGATAAGCACATGCTGTGCCAACAAACACAAATTTCTTAATATTATGAACCCTTGCTTGTTCCACAAGGTTTAATCCCATGCTCATATTAGCATAAAAAAATCGGCCAGGATTTTCCATATTAGCACCAATACCACCAACCTCTGCTGCTAAATGTACTACTATATCTGGTTGATGATCTTCATAAAGTTTAATAACATTAGCTTCTTTTGTAAGATCAATATCTGCTTTTCTTGGTATTACTATTTTTGTAGGATCAAATCCTGCCTCTAGTAATTTTTTTACCACCGACTGACCAAGAAATCCAGCACCACCTGTAACTATAACCTTATCTTGAAGCATAGAATTTTTCCTTTTCTGCTAATTGTAAATCGTTTTCGATCATAATTTTAATTAGATCATTGAATGATGTGTTGGGCTGCCATCCTAAAACTGATTGTGCTTTGCTTGAATCTCCTAATAGAAGATCAACTTCTGATGGTCTATAATAAATAGGATCAACAGAAACATAATCATTATAATTTAAATCTAATGAATTAAAAGCAATTTCACAAAACTCTCTCACAGAATGAGTTTCACCTGTGGATATAATATAATCATCAGCATTATTTTGTTGCAGCATCGTCCACATAGCTTCAACATAGTCCTTAGCGTATCCCCAATCTCTTTGAGCGTCTAGATTGCCTAATAATAGTTTATCTTGTAATCCTAATTTAATTCTAGTTGCTGCTCGGGTAATCTTCCTAGTAACGAAAGTCTCACCCCTTCTTGGACTCTCATGATTAAACAATATTCCGTTACATCCAAAAATATCATAACTTTCTCTATAATTAATAGTAATCCAATGACCATATAATTTAGCCACACCATAAGGTGATCTTGGATAAAACGGAGTAGTTTCTTTTTGTGGAGTTTCTTGCACTTTACCAAACATCTCTGAACTTGATGCTTGGTAAAACTTTATAGATTTATTTAAATCTTCTTTGATATCTCGTACTATTTCTAATATGTTTAATGTGCCTATTGATACAGAATTTGATGTGTAAACAGGCTCTTGAAAACTAACCTTAACATGACTCTGTGCTGCAAGATTATAGATTTCGTCTGGTAAAATCTTTCTAATTATTCTTGATAAACAACTACTATCAGTAACATCACCATAATATAGATTTAAATCTTTATGGATATGATCAATTCTAGTGGTTGGAAAATTACTGGTTCTTCTTATAATACCATGAACTTCATAACCCTTATTCAGCAATAACTCTGCTAAATAGGATCCATCTTGGCCAGTAATCCCCGTAATAAATGCTTTCATTGTAAGATAGCTTTCTTTTTTAAGAAACTATAAACCTCATCACATTGTTCTTCTATAGTCATAATAGTATTATTCAATACAAGATCAAAGTTAGATTGATTATAATTATTAGCATCTAATGCAGTTTCACTAGCATGACCGGAATTATATGGGTTACGATTTAATTTAATAACAATACCACCAGCACTCCTTATAGACTCTACTTCGTTAGGAAACCTACAATCTGCTATAATGGCTAAATCCATATTCTCTTTCATAATTTTATTAATTGTAGCATTTACCCAAACATCATGATACATATTTCGTAGTATGTCTGTGCCTACTACTTGCATAACTTCTCTGGCTGTTAGATATTTATTCTGCCACTTAATATGTGTTAGAGTGTTTTTCTGTAAATCAGAACCATAACATTGCTCATGGGATAAACCAAGAATATTAATACATATATCTTGTTTTAAAGGATCTGCGAAATTATAAATTTTAGTTTTTACACCAAGACTACAACTAACAATAAATTCAGAGCAAGTTGTTTTTCCAGACTGTTTTCTACCAGCAAATGCTATAATTTTTGTCATGTTATTCTCTGTAAATAGGTTTTAATTTCATCATTTATTTCTGCGCTAGTCATTTCCCCAATATCTGGTTTGCTAATATTTGGGATGAATACTCTGTAAGTGTTTTGACATTTGATCTTAATTTGATCTGCGGCTTTTCTACCAGCCTCATCGTTATCTGTTAAAATAACCAAACTCATAGCACCAGATGAATCTAATAGAATTTTTTGGCGATCACTCAAAGAACAACCAAACATGGCAACGCTATTATGAATTCCGTTTTCTTCTAATCTCCACACATTACCAGGACTCTCAACTATAATAGCAACACCAGTCTTTAAGATATGTTCTTTAGCAAACCAAAAATTGTAAAGATGGTTTTGACTTTTAAAGTCTTTATTATGTTTCCATTTACAATACTTCCATATATCATCATTATGAGGACATGAATTGTGGGGATCATGAAATCCTTTGCAACTCTCACACTTTTCATATATGCTACGTCCAGTGCATCCTACCATGAATTTGTAATTATTATCATAAATAGGAACTACCACGCGGTTTGTCATTTCTTTATTTGGAGATGAACAAAAACCAACATCATATTTTTCCAATATCTCTTTGGTATAGTGTCTATCAATAAAATATTGTGCTGGTATATTTAAAGACTTAACTATTTGAGATCTTGTAATTTGTGGTGCTTCTGGTTGACTATTATTATTTAAATAACCAACCATGCTAGTAAATTGCTTTTTATCTCTATCTGCTCTGGAGATTTTAATATTGCTAAAATCTTTATTGATTAGACTCAAAGCATACTCTACAGCCTCCTGAAATGAACATGATTCATCTCCATCTTTTTTCCACCCATACTTTTGATTGGAAATAATACCACGAATAAATCCTAGAATAGATCCTTTAAAAATATTTTCACAATTATGAGTTCTGCATTTCCAATTACCACGATATGTATCACCCTCTGGATACAAATTTAATGCTGATAGATTGTCTCCATCATGAATTGGGCAGGCCATTGTGATCATCTTGCCGTTATTTTTATAATCTAAACCAAAAGCATCTAATAAGGATTCGATATTATCACATACCTCATCACATACTATCTTTAACTTGGCCTGATCATTCAAATGGGATTTCTTGGTCTTCATTGTTTTCATCTACGATAAATCCTTCGTCTCCAATTTTATTGTTATTCATTAATTCTAATCTGGTCTTACCCTCACTAATTTTTGCACACCAACCCTTCATGTGACAATTAATATAGTCATTGTCATCTAATCCTCCACCGTGACGGCTAACCAATGGCAATAATTTTCGATTACCATTAGTTGGACCATCCTCTGCCATTTCATCATCTGCTTTTCTCTTAAAAATACTAAAATTACTACACAACCAAATAATTCTATCTGAACCACTTGCCGTGTCAGTACTCTCTTTAGTTATACCATCTCTATTTAATTGTACAAAAGCCAAGATTGGAATCTGATATCTAACAGCAAAATTATGCAGTGCGGTCATCATGAATCCTAATACTTGATATTCTTTCATATCTTGACTAATCCCAGCACTATCCATAAGTTTAAGATAATCATAAACTATTAAACACTGTTTTGCTGTGCCATCATCATTTAATCCCACTTCCTTAACCAACCATCTTCTCATTAATGATAATTGTTCTTCAAATGGTTTTCCAGCAATTGTTTTATAGAAAATAGGTGTAGATTTTAATTCTTCTGATGCTGTTAATATCTTATTTCTTTGGTCTGGAGATTCTGCAAATTTACCAGTTTCAATGGCCGAAATTTCAGTCTCAGTCTTCATTGCCAATACTCTATTAATATGATCCTTCACATTCATCTCAGTATCCATATTTAAAACAGGAATACCAAGTTTAGCAATATTATGACCCATATTATCTGCTAAAAGAGTTTTACCAGTTTTGGGTCGTGCTGCTATTACATTAACAGTACCCTTTCTAAAACCTCCACCAATAGCCTGATCATAAACTGGAAACCCAGTTGGAATACCAATTTGATCTATAGGATTCTCCACCAAATCTGTAATATACTGATCAATATCTTTACCAATATGAACAGGATTATTATCACTATCATTTAGCAAAGAAGAGAAATTAAATACAGCATCTTCTGCAATACCTAATATGTTAGCTATTGGTTCACTACCATTAATCTCCAATATCTTATCTTGAGCCTGTTCCAACTGCTTTCGTAAGAGTCTTGCAATTTCAAGTTTACGAATTTTAGCAGCAAACTTGCGAACATTCTCCAAACTAACTGGAAAATCAATTATGGCTTTTAGATGTTGAGTTTCTTCTTTTTTTGCTAAGATATGAGAAACGCCAACCTCTTGTGCGGCAGAATAAATTGACGGGATATCAATCTTAGGCTTCTGCTCATTATCACACAAAGACTTTAAACATTTAAA